AGATTGTTTGAAGAGGGCGACCCTAATGCACCAATTGGTTTAATTATTAATACAGGTAGAAATAATAAAAATAAATACAGTCAAACAGGTGGCACGGACACACCTTATGCTGAGAGAACAAAAGATATGAAGGGTATAGGAATGGAGGAGTTTTACGGTGGCCCAGATGCAAAAACTCCAGATGGAAAACACTTTACATCACCTGTAGAAAAGTCATTAAAAAGAATTGCTACAGAAAATAATACAAAACTTGAAATTATTGAAATTGATGGCGTGAAGCATTATAAACTGTTATTTACGCCAGAGGGTACACAGCCTCATAAAACTCATAGAAAAAAAGGTGGAGTTGTGTATAATCAGGAGATCATAGATATATTTGAGGAAGCATAATGGTAGTTGACAGAAGATTAAATCCAAATCCCGATCCAGAAGAGATGATGCAGGAACAAGTCTTAGAACTTGAAAATGCAGAAAAATTTACACCAGACGTAGAAATACTAGAAGATGGCAGTGCCATTGTTGGAGAACAAGAAAAAGAAATAGATACAAGTTTTGGTGGTAACTTAGCAGAATCTTTAGATGATGATACTTTGCAAGAGATTGCTTCTGAGCTTATGGGCAAGTATGAAGAAGATAAGGATTCTAGAAAAGATTGGGAAGATTCTTATAGAAAAGGATTAGATTTACTTGGATTAAAATATGATGAAAGATCACAGCCTTTTCAAGGTGCAAGTGGTGTCACTCATCCGATGCTGTCCGAGTCAGTTACACAATTTCAAGCGCAAGCATACAAAGAACTGTTACCAAGTGGCGGTCCAGTAAACACACAAATACTTGGTAAAATAACACAGCAAAAAGAAGAACAGGCTCAAAGAATAAAAGAGTTTATGAATTATCAAATCCTTCATGTTATGGAGGAGTACGATCCTGAGCTAGATCAAATGCTATTTTACTTACCACTATCTGGTTCAGCATTTAAAAAGATTTACTATGATGAGGCTTTAGAAAGAGCTGTATCTAAATTTGTTTCGTCTGATGATTTGTACGTTTCATACATGGCAACAGATTTATTTTCATGTGAAAGAATTACTCATACAATTAAAAAAACAGAAAACGATATTTTAAAATTACAAGTAGCAGGTTTCTACAGAGACGTTGATATAAAACCATATACAGATACCGATGAAACAAAAGCAAAAGAAGATCAGGTATCGGGTGTTAAAAAATCATATCAACAAGATGAATATCAACTTTTAGAAATACATACAGATTTAAACATTGAAGGTATAGATTCTGATGATGGTATTAGAGTTCCATACATTGTTACAATAGACGAGGGATCAGGAGAAGTTCTTTCTATCTATCGTAACTATGAAGAGGATGATCCAAAGAAAAAGAAAAAACAATATTTTACACACTACAAGTTTTTACCTGGCCTAGGTTTCTATGGTTTAGGTTTAGTTCATATGCTTGGTGGTTTATCAAGAACTGCTACGTCTGCACTAAGACAATTAATTGATGCAGGAACATTATCTAATCTCCCTGCTGGATTTAAAGCCAGAGGATTACGTATTCGTGATGACGACAACCCTATACAACCTGGTGAGTTTAGAGATGTAGATGCACCGAGTGGAGACCTCCGTGCTGGATTATTACCTTTACCTTACAAAGGAGCAGATCCTACCTTATTTCAATTATTAGGATTTGTCGTAGAAGCAGGAACTAGATTCGCTGCTGTTGCTGATCAAAAGATTGGTGACACTGTTGCAGCTAATGCGCCTGTTGGCACAACAATGGCTCTTATTGAAAGAGGTATGCGTGTCATGTCTGCAATCCATAAAAGATTGCACTATGCACAAAAAATAGAATTTAATTTATTAGCAAAAATATTTGCTGAATCTTTACCACAAAGATATCCATATGAGTTACCTGGTAATGCAATACCAAGCATTAAAGTTCAGGACTTTAGTAATGATATTGATATTATACCAGTATCAGATCCTAACATATTCTCTATGGCTCAGCGTGTTACGCTAGCACAAACTCAATTACAACTTGCACAAGCTGCACCTCAAATGCATAATATGTACGAGGCATACAGACGTATGTATCAAGCATTAAATGTAAAAGATATTGATACAATTTTACCTGCACCGCAATCTCCAAAACCAGTTGACGCTGGGATAGAGAATGCTGGTCTACTTATGGGTAAACCGCTTATTGCTTTCAAAGGACAAAACCATGACGCTCACATAGAAGCACACAAAGCATTTTTTAATCTTGCTTCTGTAAAAAATAATCCTCAAGCATTGATGACATTAGAGGCACACATTATGGAGCACGTGGCCATGCGTGCAAGAGAGCAGATAGAACAAGAACAAGCACCATTAATTCAAGAAAGAGCTCAAGCAGCAGGTGGTCAGCTATCTCCTGAAGAGCAAATGCAGGTACAACAAGAGTTAGAAACGGCTGTTGCAGTAAGAATTGCAGAAGATACAGCTGAAATGGTAGCTGATGAACAAGAATTCTTAGAGTCACAAGGCTCAGACCCACTGATTGACCTAAAACAGCAAGAAATAAACCTTAGAGCGCAAGATTTACAGCGTAAATCCATGGTAGATGATGCAAAATTAGGTTTAGAACAGCAAAAATTAGCTCAAAGTGCGAAAATTTCACAAGATAAAATAGATTCAAATGAGGATATTGCGCAACTTCGTGCAAATGTTAACCTAGATAAGCAAAACAAGTGAAGAAAAGAGAGAAAAAAGTCTCTAAAGTGATGCGTGAGTTTAAAAAAGGCAAATTAAACATTGGCGGATCGAAAAAAAAGGTTAAATCTAGAAAGCAAGCAATAGCGATTGCATTAAACGAAGCAGGTATATCTAAAAATGGAAAACGCAGAAGAAAAACTAGCTAATTTTTACGACAAGCTAATGTATATAGCAAAAAATACTTCAAAAAGTGATGAAGATAGTATACTTTTAGCGGGTGCTATGATGGCTGTATCTAGAGTTTTGTTTTACGATCATCTTAACGCAAAAGAGGCCAAAGATTTAATGGATCGTGGTGGTTATGATCTTATTGAGTTGATTAAGCCAACGATACATTGAGGTTTATATGGTAGATGCTACATCAGAAGAAATTCTTGCCTCTGCAAACAGAGTAAAAAAGCAAGAAGTAGAGGATAAAAAAGCAGGTTTAGAAGAAATGACTGCAAAGAAAAGAGCACAAGTTATTGCACAAATAAAAGCTATTGCAGAAGAAGAAGGTGGTTCAAAACCTTCCATGAGTTTAATTAAAGGTAAATTACAAGGTGTAACAGATGCTCCAGAAGAAGCAATAAATGAATTAATACGAAAAACACTAAAAACTATGAGAAATTCTTTAATGCTAAGTACAAATAGAAAGCCAAGAATGGCAACACAAAATTTAAAAGCAGGTGGCGTGGTAAAACCAAAAAAGAAATCTGTAGCAGGTAGACTCGCTAAACGTGGATATGGAGCAGCGAGAAAATAATGGCTCTTCGTAAACAAAATCCACAAATACAATTACTTAAAAAGATACTTAGCGGTAGTAAAAACAAAAAATCTAAATTTAAGCTATCTCCAGCTATGATGGCTAAACTTATGAGTAAGGAAGGTAAAAACGTTATGAGAGTAAAAAAAGGTGGCCTTGCTGAAGCAACGGCAAAATTAAGAGCTCAAGGCTTAAAAAAAGGTGGCTCTGCTCGTAAAAAATTCCCTGATCTTTCAGGTGACGGTAAAATTACAATGAAAGATGTACTTATGGGACGTGGTGTGATAAAAAAGAAAAAACCAAAAAAGAAGGCTAAAAAAAGATGAACTTTAAAAAAACAAAAGTAGAAGTGGTAAAACAGAAAAATCCTTTTCCAAACTTACAAGTTTCTTCTGACGCTGCAATTGTTTATTCTCCTTATGTTATTAAACAAAACAAAGGTAACGGCCCAAAAGGGCAGACAAGCAAGATGCAGATCAAAAAAGTTGCTTTTAAGGGTGTAAAGTAATAAAACCATCTGAACAAAGGAGGTTTCTATGAA